GGCCCATAGCCTCCATTTGCGCGGCTTCGGGCGAGTCGGCGTAGGCGGTCATGCCGCCCGGATACAGGTTTAACTTCGCTTTTTCATAGTAAGCGTAGAAGTATTCCGCAATCCGTACTGAATCGTCGGTAATCCACTGCGCCAGATTCTCGTCACCAATACCACGGCTCTGGATCGACGAGATGGGTTCGGCGTCAGGAAAATGACGCTCAAACTCCTCACGGGGCATGTCCTCGGTTATGAAACACCATTCTGCATCGGCTCCGCACGGGTCTTGGATGTGCGGGTCCATATATACCGAGAACGAGTTACGAACGCGAGCGATACGGATGTCTTGGTCAAACGAATCCGGGTCGCAATACTCGGTCAGGATGCGGATATAGCCTTCGCCGTACGTGACCTGATTCTCACAGGCGGTGTCGTAGGCAACGTCGGCATCCGAGATGTACTCGATATGCCGGACGATACCGTCAAACACCTCGGCGACTTCAATGTCTGCCTTGTCATCAACCGGGATGACTTTGCCCGCAGGGCGGTTCTGGCGTTGGTCGTTCGTGACCTGCCGAACGTGTTGAGGCAGTTTGTTGATGGTCAAGCAGGGACGAGCGTTAATCGTCTGGCCCTGCACTGCGCCACGGGTGGCTAAGACTTCCTGCGGCCACTGCCAGCGGTTATCTGGCGAACCCGCCATAAAGCGCAGGTCGTCCAGTTCGCTGTCCCGAGACTCGCTATAAGCCGTCAGGGACAACTGCATCCGGGTACGCGCTTGGGCGAGGATATCGCCCGTACTACGCGCACGGCGACTCTGGGGCGTATTAGCCACCTGAGCCGCGCCCTTCATCCCTGTCGGGTCTTTAGCCATTACTTGCCCTTCTTACCGGCTTTACGCTTAACCGAATACGCGATGGCAACGGCTTGCTTAACAGGCTTGCCAGCCTTCACTTCAGCGCGAATGTTCTTACGAAAAGCCCCCTTAGAGGCGGACTTTACGAGAGGCATTAACGCATACCCCGTTTCATCGGAGTCGGTCGGAAATCAACCGTCGTGCGGATCATTTCCTCGTTAACGCGCTTCGGCATACGCGGAGCAGGCATCCGGGGTTTCTGCATCCGGCTGTTTTGGATCATGTCACCGACTGTTGCGCCGGGGGACACGCCGATTGGACCGGGGTTTTTCTTTCCGTACATGTTTCTTAGCCTTTTTTGGAGGATTTGGCGGGTTTTCGGGCAGTTCGGGCGGATTTTCGGAAAGCGGCAGCCGTTGGAGCGCCTTTAGAACCCGGTTTACGCATTTTCTCGCCCGATCCCGCAGCGATTCGAGCGCGTTTTTCATGAATTCGAGCATATAGTCCCTTTTTAGCAGCCATTTCAGCACTTCCATCGTTTCAAGGATGCCTTGGCACGCTCGCCATTTTTGGCGTTGCGGGCTACTGCGCCCATGCGTTTACAGAAAGATCGTTTACGAGCAGCGTCCTTTTCCGTTTTAGGGTTAGGCGCAGGCGGTTTCAACTTAGAACCCGTCGCCCGATTGTACCGAGCGCGGCCTTTGGCGGTCAATCCAGCCCCTCTTGACACCGGCAACTTTTCTCCTCTCTTAATTGAGAGGCTAACCGACTTGCGTGCCATTTATGCTCCCATCCAAGTGTTGATCATGCCGCTCTCGCGACTTGTAGTAATCGTGCGGGGACGCTCTCGGTATTCGCGGTGCGCTACGGGATACGCAAACGTGACGGCGATGGCGTCAGCAGCGTCAGGCGATGCAAGGCCACGCGCCTTCATGTCTTTCTTCGACTCCAGCAAGATGGAGCCAGAGGAATTAATTTTCTGTTTTGGTCCTGTCAGGTCAGCCTTTAACTGCCTATCATTGGGTAGTGCAGCGTCTTTCAGCCACGCTTTCATTTCGCCCCACAACTCTGCACGCTTGTTCTGCCACATAGCCGGGGTCTTGGACTTCCATCCGAAGTTAACGCCACGCACTACCTTATAGCGCTGCTCTTTCAAGCGATCAAGGATGCCGTAGCCTAATCCGCCTTCGTCGAGGACGACGAGTGTGGGTTGGTACTCTTCAATCGCGTCGATAACTCGGCCAACAATCTCCATCGTGTCTTCGCCTTTAAAGCGCTTGATGGCGATGATGTCTCGACCTTTGCGGACGGCGATAACGGTTGAGTCCGCTCCGCTGCGAGCCGGATCGACTCCAATAACAATAGGCGCCGTCTCATCCTTGTACTTGCTACGCGACATCGCCAAATCCACAAGGCTTGGCGGTATGAATTGATCGTCTCCTTCAGACGGAAACTCGCCATAGACTTCCACCTTGGCTTGCGGTGAGTCGATGCCGTATTCGTCGATGATCTGTTGATACACCGACTTGTCGGTTTCTTCAACGGTGCGAGCGTCAATGTTGCGGGTGTTCCAGAACGCACGCTTAGAGTGGAACGCCTCGAAGAAGTAGCCCTCGTTACGACGGGGGTTGCTAAACGACATCCAAAAACGGTGCGGGGTGTTTTCCGTAAAGAAGCCTGCCGTCACCGACCAGATGGGGTCAGGGATACCGCTGGCTTCGTCGAAAATCACCATAACGCCATCAAAGTTGTGGACACCAGCATATGAGTCGGGGTTCTCTTCCGACCACAAGCGACCTTCGACGGACCAGTAGCGAGTACCTTTCTTGAGGTCACGTTCAACCAGTTCGGCGAGCCACTTAGCGGGCATCACGCGGGTGGCGCTAATCTCAAACCAATGCGAGTTGATGAGGAGCGCTGCCCACTTAGTAATTTCTGCCCATGTGATCGAGCGTAACTGCGCTTCCGAGTTAGCCGACACAATGGTCGTTGAACCTATGCGGGTACTCAACATCCAGAGGATGAGCCACGACACCAGAGCAGACTTACCGATACCGCGACCAGAAGCCGTTGCCATACGCAGGACTTCGTAGGAGGTTGCGGTCTTATTCTTCGCAACATGTGCGGCGATGTCGCGCAGGATTTCCCGCTGCCACTTACGCGGACCCTTGAAGTGTTCTAAAGGCGTGCCTTTCTGGCCCCAAGGGAAAGCGAGTAGCACGAAGGCCTCTGGGTCGTCCTTGATGACGGGCGACCAGAGTTTGCTCATCAGCAACTCTTCTTCTTCGGGGCTATAGATCGGCTGTTGCACGTTCGTCCTTTAGGGTTAGCGGCTCAGTAGCCTCATGCGCTAATTGATCCGGCGTAGCGTCATATACGCGGCCCGCCAAGACGCGAGATTCTGCCTCTTGCAGCGCGGCGACAATACTAATCTGGGATTTGATATCAACTTGGACTTGCTGTTTAGCCACCCAACCATGAAGGTTTTGGAGCAGGGCAAGCGCGGCTTTGGTGTCCCCATTAATCGCGCCTTCTCGCAAGGCCGACGCTGCCTCAACCTCAGAGTCCGCACGACCTTTCCCCTCGGCGACCGCAGCCGCGTTATCTAACTGGCAGAGTCTACGGTACTCAACGGGCAACAACCCTGCCGCAAAGGCCAAGGCATCACCCTTTAGCCCGAGTTTGGCGGCATCGTAAATCTTTTGCAGAACCTCCGGCGATGCCTTCAGTTCACGAGGCGCAAAAGGAATGGACTTAAAGGATTCTGTTACGAGGTTCATACCGGAACTCTTTGCCAGAACAGGCGGGAACGTCAGACATCCATCCGTGGTGGGTGGCATGGGCACACCAGACCTTCTCAGCAACCTTAGTCACCTCAGCAGCCCAGAAGCAAGAGCGGCATACCAGAGACTTGGCAGCAAACTCTGCCCACTCCAACTCCGACATACGTATCGACATAAGCGGACTGTAACAGAAGGTTTGGCAGGGAAGGAAGAGCAACGTGCAGGGTGATCCTGCCGGGAGGCCGCGATCTCCAACAACCGTGGAGCCTGTGTGCCGAGGCGGAAGCGTCTAGGGATACGTTTAGTGCCTTAGATGATGGAATCCTTTCCTTCAGTTACCTCTCGGTCGCTACCAGCGCATCTGGTCAGACGTTGCTAATAAAGGATAACGGTAAAAGGTTTATTAGCGAAGAGGGTTAATAAAAAAATAAAAAGTTTTTGTGAGGGCATCGTAATCGTGACCGGTCAACCCATGGCCCTACCCCCCCTGTTGTTTTGCCACAACACCCTGTTGTGCGTGTACCACAACCCTAGACGCGAATGGTTATCGTTATGCGTAAGCGAATCGTTTGCAATACGTTATGTTGCGTAGATGCAACACGTTGCGTTTGTGCAACATGGCTACGTTGTGGCGTAAATGCAACAGTCATTGTTGCGTAGGTGCAACAAAGGGAGAGGGGAAAGCCGAAACAAGGGGAGTCTGTCAGTAATGTTAGTAAG